AGTTATTCTGGAGATTTGGCTGAACAGTCGCTTGCATATGTTGCTAGAACCCTACGGGAACCATGGTTTCGTTCGTTATACGGGGATTTGTTGGATGGGCAAAGGGCAGATAGGCTTATTACTAGATTTAACGGTATGGCTTTTGCTGAAGGTGCTAGTGGCTCTCTTACGGGTAAGGGGGCTGGTTTAAAACGAGTTGCTGGGGGTGTTATAGGTATAGATGATCCTGCAAAGCCAGATGAGGCTTTAAGTAAGGTAGAATCAGGTAAGGTACGCCAATGGGTAGAAACCACCCTTAAATCACGTCGCAATTCTGACGAGTATTGTCCTATAATTTTAAACGCTCAAAGGTTAAGTCCAGATGACCTTTGTGGCTATTTGTTAAAGAACTACCCAGACCAGTGTCTTTTGTTGAAATTCCCTGCTTTGGTCAATGATGAATCCATTATACCAGAAACCATATCTACTGAAACCCTACTTGGGCTAAAGAAGACACGTATAGGTAGGTATGTACTCGCTTCGCAGTACCAACAGGAGCCTATAGCTCTTGGCGGTAACCTTATTCAAATTGAGTCACTTCGTAAGCATGATGGTAAGCTATACAACTGGGATGATAAAATACTAACGTGCGATACGGCTATTAAGAAAGGTCAGGGCAATGACTACTATGTGATACAATGCTGGGCTAAGTTTAACCAAAAAGCCTATTTGCTCGACCAAGTAAGGGGAAAATGGACACTTCCAGAGTTTGTACGTGTTGCTGCTGTATTCTATAAAAAACATTGTCAAGAACAGGCTGAATTTCCAGTTAGTAGGTTTATTATAGAAGAGGCAGGTTCTGGTCCTGGTATTATGCAGGCTTTAGGTGAACTTGGGATACCAACTGAAGGTATTACTCGTGTTAAGGATAAAGGTAGCCGTATTAACGATGTTCTACCTTTTGTAGACTCTGGCATGGTGTTTATACCAAAAGAAGAAGACGCACCTTGGATACCAGAGTTTCTTATGGAGTTGTCGGCATTTACNCANGANGACACCCATGAACATGACGACCAAGTCGACGCATTTAGTGANGGTATTAGTCAATTACTAGGAAGTGGATTATCAATTCTTGATGTTTTATGAGATCAAAACATATATCTTTTACGGTTTTAGATATAGCTAAGGCCAAAGGCATAACTCGAAATAAGGTGTATAGAGATATTAAAAAGGCTAAATTCGATCCTTTTAGGATTAGGTCTTTCTCTGCTTATGTGTTGCAAGACAAACGTAGCAAAGAAAGTGTTGGTTTGATCTAGTCATTCGTACAAAGGATAGTATCTCAGGAGTATGAATAATACTGCATTGGCGTAGTCGCTCTACACGATGTCTGAAGATGAGAGTTCGAGCCTCTCATGGCTATATCAATTATCGCCAACTCGCTCTTTATGTAGAGCCATTTGGAGTTTTAGATTAGCATCGTTTAAACGCTCAGTTAAATCCATAAGTTGAGCATTAAGCTTTAAATAATCCGTAAACCCTATGTGTCCGCATTGGCACTTAGTATCTAACCAGCATTTACCGCCTAACTTTCTCCAGCGATATGATAGGTAATAATCTTCGGTAATATAACGTGGGTAACTTGTATTCCACCATTTGTCATCTACTACACCCATAGAGAATACATCATGGAATATATCATTTTTGATAAAGTCTCCGTAATCTTCGTCTGAGTAGTAAGCAATAGATGGATTGTTGATAATGATTTCATCAATCATTTTCATGGTATGCAGCAAAAATCCAGTACCTAAATGCAACATAGGGGCTAAATCGCCCATATAATCACCAGGTACCTGCTCTCCCACCCAAGTTAATGGTATTTGCTTTTTAGGATATGCACCGCCAACTAAATCTACGTCATGTGATAAAATACGTTCAATTTGGGCTGGTCCACAGTTAATATCGGAGTCAATCCATAGAACTTTACTAGCCTTAGTCTGTCTAGCTAACCAAAGGAGTACATTTCTGGCCTTGGCTACACCAAAACCACCTAATTTACGCACTATAAACTTATAGCCAGCTACCTCATTTGTACTGAGATATGAAAGAATCTGGGCAGTTTCCCATCTTAATTCTCCACTCATAGGAACACCTATAAATACGAGTTTTGGGTCTCTTTCAGCTTCTGGTGTATGTTTACCTAGTATTTTATCATGTGGGATAGTCATATCTTTTTCTTGCTTCAAATTAACCAAAGGTCAATCACAGATTAACGTGATCTCTTTATGCGCGAACGCNTAACTTCTGTTTTAGATTCTTCTGGTAATCCTACTGCTGAATCCCGTATCAATTCTTTACCAGATATTGGTCAAGACATCGTTAGGCAATTTACAGATGAACTTAATTCCATCAAAAAAGAACAAGATAATATAGAGCGTATAAACAACGCTGGTGGGCAGGGAATGAGTTCGTTAATCAATGGATTAACATTTCAAGGTGAGTTTGCAGGGTATCCATACGGAACCAATCAATTATCTCAAGTAGCCACATTAGCTAATGCTAATGCTTACGTACCGCTTTCTCTAAATCGTATTCTCTTATCATATTCTTATATGACGCAGGGACTGTTTCGTACAGTTACTTGCCAACCAGTAGATGATGCATTTAGAGGTGGGTTTACAATTAAAACTCCAGAATTAAGCGAAGATGAAGTATTAAAACTTAATCGTGTTATGAGTCGTAACCGCAGTCAGAATGATATGCGGAAAATCGCTAAAACGATTGGTGGATGGGTAAATTATAATGCGTGTGCTAATCTCGCTCGTTCTGATATGTCTGCACTTAAGCATCTTGCTTACTGGGGTAGACTATATGGTGGATCTGGCCTTGTTATTAATACAGATCAAGACTTTCAAAAAGAATTAGATATTGAAGCTATTAAGGAAGATTCACCGCTAGTATTTATTCCAGCAGATCGTTGGGAACTGGTATTATCTAATTTAAATATTTTCGATTACAAAAATGGTGTACCATACAATTACTATGGTTATCCACTCCATGCTTCTCGTGTAGTTAAGTTCTTATGGGCTGAAGCTCCATCTTATATACGTTTACGTTTACAAGGTTGGGGTATGAGTGAAATTGAACAATGTATTCGTTCAATCAATTCATTCTTAAAGTTTGAAAATCTTATCTTTGAATTACTCGATGAAGCTAAAATCGATGTTTGGAAGATGAAAGGATTCAATACTGCATTAGCTAGTAGCAATACTACCGCTCGTGTTCAGCAAGCTATTACTCTGTCTAATCAGATGAAGAATTTCCAAAATGCCATTGTTATGGATCGTGAAGATGATTACGATCAAAAGAACCTTGGTGCTATATTTACTGGACTCGCAAGTGTCTGGGAACAACTTCGCTTGAATCTGTGCGCAGCACTCAAAATACCTAAGAACAAATTATTTGGCGAATCGGCTGGTGGTTTCAGTTCAGGCGAAGACGCTTTAGAAAACTACAATTCCACAGTAGAAGCATTACGTGAAGAATTAGAGCCTGCTATATTAGATGTAGTAGAATTACGTTGTCAGCAGTTATTTGGTTTTATGCCAGAGGATGTAGATATTGAATGGCAACCATTACGTGTTCTTACTGGTAACGAAGCTGAAGATGTTAAAGTTAAAAAGCAGCAACGCATTATGGAACGCTTCCAGAATGGTCTTGAGACTGCACAAGAAGCTAGTATCGAACTTAAGAAGGAAGGACTGCTTTCTGTTGACACCGAAGTTTTACGTGGTGAAAGAGATGTCGATCCAATCGTAAACCAAGAATCCTCTGAAGCCAAAAAAGATAAAAATCCCAAAGCAAGTGCTGAAAAAGATTTTGCTAAAAAGGCCGGATCAGAAAAAGCCAAGAAAAAACTTCTTGCCTCAGCTTGATGCAGATAGCCCTCCAACCGATAATACCAAGGGATAGCGATGCTGTTCCAATAGAAAAAGAACTGCGTCATTGGTTCCTAGATGTGGTGTATCAACCTATTTATAATTTACTAGAATCAGACGTTTCTAGACAAAATTATATTGGTATTTCGTATTCAGCTATTACTGAAGCTTTAGAGTCTGGTGAAATACATTACAATGGAACAGTTTTCTACGGAAAATTTAATTCCAAGATAAGCAAAGAGATGCAATCCATTGGAGCTAAATATAATAAAGTTCTAAATGGATATGCTATCAAACAAGGAGATATACCATATGAACTTCGTGGTAAAATATCTGAATCAAAACAAAAAAGTAAAGAAACGCATAAAAAGCTTCTTGCGTTACTTGGGNTTATCTTCACCAACCTCAAAGAAGTCAAAGAACTAGGACTTTTGTTTGATAAACCAGTTGAAAGTATAGTTGGNANTACACACCAAGCTATNGTTANAGATTTAAANAATTTAGAAATAACTNAAGAGACTGAATTTAGCGAACACGTACGACAAGATATACGTATTAAAGTAACAGATAAGCTTCATCAAAATTTAGAAGATAAACTTAAAAACTACACCTTAGACCATGTTGAGAGCCTGCATAAAGCAGTAGAGAATAATGTGGATGAAGGCAGGCTAGACAAGCTAGAGGGTATAATTAAAGCCCATAATGGTAAGGCTAATCGTATGGCTAACACTATGGCTATACAGGAAACAAATCTACTTATTGCTAATTACGTGCAAGAACAGGCAGATGCTTTAGGATCTCCAGGTTATATTTGGCATACAGTTTTAGATAATAGGGTTCGCCATGACCATAGACTTTTAGAAAAACGTCAATTTTCTTGGGATAATCCACCCATAGTTGATAGAGAAACAGGCAGACGTGGACACCCAGGTGAAGA